TCGTTGCCGTCGAGGTCTTCTTCTGAGCAAACTGCTGCACGGAGCTTACCGATTCGCATTGCTGTATATGGTTTTCCTAGCTGCTCGGCTAGTGATTTACAAGTCTCTTGGGATTCATTCATAATATATTTTGTTTTTCGTTACTCATAATTAATATCCTCCAGATGGCACCAGCACTCCTAGCGTGTCTTTGCCGAAGTGTCCGATGCCCGTTCCTTCGTCGTGGGTGACTGCGTAGCGGGGAAGGTCGATAAAGTCCTTGAGAGGTTCGTCCTTCTTTCCGTTCTGGCAGTAGTTCATAAAGCTGAAGATTGTGTTTCCACACTCGCTTGAAATGCGAAAGCTCGGTGAATTGGTAAACTTGTCGAATGGCTGCTTGTTATCAAAGGCTAGCCACTCTTGAATCTTAGCTAAGCCAATGTCTTCCTGCGCTCCGAATGACGGAACCGTTTCAATGCCAATGTCACCCAGCTCGTCAGACAATGTGCGCTCACCGTCATCTGCTGTCTGCTTGGGACTGTGGGCAAAGCGAATGTCAATAATACGCTCAAAGATCGGGATGCTGCCCTCAATCTTTGTCCATTCCATTTGTAGGGAGCGGATAGACAAGCCCCCACAATCCTCTGCTGCTGGCCCACGCTTCCACGTTACCGCATCATCAGACCGAACTTGAGACTTGCCTTCCACTGCCCATTCACCATACGTTGCGCGATCAGGCCATTCAGCCCATTGTCTTACGTCACCCTTAGCATTCACGCCATACCAAGCACATGCCCACGACTTCGCACCAGCAGGGTCAATGACTTGGTAGTTTGTCCATGAACCATCAGAGAAATCAATCTTCTCGTCTTCTGGGTCGTAAATGTGTGCCACCTGGTCAAAAGTGCTGAACATGGCAGTCATGCTCTTTGTTGGGTAGCCGTATAGAATTTTTTTAATCTCTTCCACCGAGGAGTTCCTATGGTTTCGAGCTAGACGTTCCCAGTTAGAGAATGGGTTGCGTTCTGAGTGGTAGAACACGATTGCCATATTCTCCCTGTTCTTCGGCTTTTGAACATAGGGCATTAGCTCGCCACCAAGAATTGACGCTGGGAGAGACTCTACTGTTTTCGCACCATCGAGGATGCTGCCGACCAGCGGCGTATATCCACGGATTGGAGTGAATGTTATCAAAATCTTAGAGTTGAAGTCTGCACATCGACTCTCCAATCGTTTCAAAAGCGTTTCATCTGAGACGTATTCATCCATCCACGTCCCAATGTTCGTGTACCCGCAAGTCTTAGGTGGTGCGCCTAACTTAGCACCCTCAATCACAGAGTCATCGTTCTGGAACTGAGTGTAGAACTTAAAGTAACAGACCGCCCCGTTTGGCAGGATAAACTTGTTCCCCGTAAATCCAGTGGCTTTAGAGTAATTGATTTTAGCAACCTCATCCTTCTGCTTCTTCTTAAATTCCTGCGGCATCATCTGCCATAGATACGGCTGTTGGCGTTCGACACTTGCATCCTCATTCTGAGACCAGCAGATAATCTCGGTATTAGGGTTCTCCATGAGAGTCCGCATGACTAACCATGCCGCAGTAAAACTCTTAGACGACCTGTTGCCACCCATCACAACCATCGTGTCAATCTCGTCCTTAGCAATTATATCCGCCACCTTCTGCTGTTGCGGCAACACGAATCCACTGTAGACTGGATCAATGATTGCTGCCTCGATCCTGCCGTTGTGCAGCTGAATGCTTTCGGCATATCCGTCTGGATCGGTTTCCAGCAATACTAACTGGTCTTCTAAGCTCGGAGGCTTTAGGATGGGGTGATCTTGATATTCTAGTGACATTAATCTACCTCAATTACTTGTTCTGCTTCCTTAGCCTTGGCAATCTTAGCGCGTAGCTCTGCTGCCTTGTCCTCGTACTCCTGCTGCGTCACCACATGCTCCACAACGTGCTTCTGGACATTGTTGCCTGTCAGCTTGCCATGAATGTCAGTAAGACCTTGTAGTCCCTTCACGGACTTGAAAACCACGTTCTCGTCCACCTCGATGTCACCAGACTCGACACGATCACCGAACTTGTTCATAATCATGCGGTGAGTGTCTAGCCCTTCAAATGTCAGAGAGGCAATCTCAGAACCCCACGCATTGCGAACCTCTTGGCACTCTGGGTCGGCCATTAGCTCTGCCTTGGTGTCATAGTAAAAGTTCTTAGTAATGCCGTGCTTCTTGCGGAACTCAGTGACCTTGCAAGGCTGCTGGATGACGTGCTGCGCTACTAATGCCCAATGCTTAGGATTGCGGTGACACCATGCTCGATTATGCCCAGTTGACTCCTGTGCATTCTTCAGTGCCTTGGCAATGTAGTTCTTGGTTTCTATTGCCAGTTCTTCACTCATAATCTTCGTCCTCCCAATCGTCAGGCATGTCAGCCCATTCAGCCATTTCATTCGACATATCAAGCTCGTTACCCATGTCCTCTAAGCTGTCACGGAATAGCATACGACCTACGCGCCAACTGGAGTAGTCGTAGTGCAGCAGCTTTCCCTCATTGGACAGCACAGCCAGCGCAAAGTCTGGAAAGTTGTCTTCTAGAAACGACAGCGCAGGTCGCAACAGGGCTTCTTCTTCGTCGGAGAGCATTAGTCCTTCTTTCCGTAGATGGTTCGTGAGCGCAGTCCAGCGGGCAGTTCGCTCTTTGGGACTTCCACCTTGTTCGTTGGCTTGCGAGTGTCCTTAATAACAGCATCCATATTGCTACGGAACTTGCCGTGGTCACGTCCTAGTTGTCTGATTTCTGATCCTTTGGTTGACATGGCTAGCTGTATTGCTTTTGGTTAGTCCATGCTGATATGATGACATTTACCTGCACATCATCCGTGCAAGCGTGTTGCTCTCCTATGTATCCCTCGTTTGCTCGCTCTGTTACGATAAATCCACTCTTGGTCTTATGGATTGTGATTTCTGTTATACTTGGCTTGACTGTTATATCGTTCATGGCTAGAGTATAGCATATCGTGTCAATACCCCGTTTTGCCGCATACCTAAAGGGGGTTGACAAGTGGTGTACAATGTAGGCAGTTCTTTTTAATGCGGGGTATCTCAGCGGTAGAGCAATAGCTTGATAAACCAAAGGTAGGCGGTTCAAATCCGCTCCCCGCACCCATATTGACCACCGATGCTTCCTTCATATATAGCCATTTGAAAAGCACACTACGGTAGTAAAACCCGATCCACTCTGTCGGGCAATAGGTAGTTAAAGGAGTCGTGAAGGAGACACGTTAACAGACCACGCCTCTCGCAGGGTTGGCTCCATGTGAGAGGCGTTTTTGTGCCTAGCTTCCTACGCGTGCCTTGGCAATCTCGTAGTAGTCCTTGTCCAGCTCGCAGCCCACAAAGCTGAATCCTTCGCGGAGAGCGGCCTTTCCTGTGCTGCCGCTTCCCATATATGGGTCAAGCACCGTGCCACCTGCTGGCGTGATGAGTCGGCAGAGGTATTGCATGAGAGCTGTTGGTTTGACTGTGGGATGATTGTTGCCCTTTGGTTGCAATTTGATAATCTCCCTAAGTTCTCCACACTCACACTTCTTGCCACTACCATTTGCCTTTACCCTTAGTCCACATCTTCCGCAAGCGTTGTTGCTTAGGTTGTGCTCATTCCTTGGCTTTGTCTGAATGTCATCACAGCCCTCGTCGCGATCCTTCTTGCTTGCCTTGGCACAGTAGAAGAAGCGGGCGGCAGAGCCTTGGTCGCCGAAACGATTCATCTGCCTTGTCTCTGGTGCGCCGTAACTTGTTGCCTTGTATTTAGATGTCACATCTTTGGTTCTAGCTTTCCCCGCACTCTTAGTCTCTGGAAACAAGTCCAGCACCTCCTGCGAGCCGTCGTGGATTAGGTTGGCTGGGAAGCGGCCTTGGGGGTTCTTTATTGCTTGCTCTCCCCCTTTCCACCCATCGTCGTTCTGGGTGTGCTCATGGTGCCAGCCCCCGCTCTGCTGTTCTATTGGACTGCCCACCCGACAGCCATCAATATTGATCCCACCAGTCCCCCACTTCAGCACGTTCTTTGCAATGGTCTTCTCTGATAGTGGCTTGCGGCATAGGGTGAAGAACTCACAGGAAGGCTTTAGGGCTGTTCCCCATCCGTCCCATTGCTTCGCGGCTTCGGTGGCTGGTGCGGTGACTGTCATATCGTCTTTAAATCTATACTTTTTCCCTCCACTCTGAGTTTCATCGTCTGCTTGTGCGCCACGGATGTTTTTGTAAGGATTCACACCCACCACCTCACGCTCTGCCCCTGCCGCCTTGTCGATAGCCTTGCTGATATTCAGCGACTTAGGGAATCCTGAGCCGTAAATCCAGCTCACCACGTCACGAATCTCAAAGCCAGCGTCCTCGATATTCACGACCATTCGGTGCTGTGTCCGTGTGCCACAGGCGATCAGCGCATGACCTCCAGGCTTTAGCACTCGCATAGCTTCCTTCCAGACCTCCACGCTTGGCACGTCATAGTCCCACTTCTTAGCCATGAAGCTAATGCCGTAGGGAGGGTCGCTCACGATGGAGTCAACCGAGTTATCGTCGAGGGTCTTCATCTGCTCTAGGCAGTCTCCGTGTAGTAGGTTTATCATAAATTTAATAGTGCCTCACAGCTTCCTACACGTGCCTTGGCAATCTCGTAGTAGTCCTCGACCTTCTCGATTCCAATGAAGTCGCGGTTGAGTTGCTTCGCCATCTTGCCTGTTGTTCCACTCCCCATGAATGGATCAAATACAGTGTCGCCTTCATTGCTCCATGAGATGATGTGGTCATTGGCAATCTTCTCTGGAAATGGTGCGGGGTGAACACCTACGCCCCTTTGTCTTTGCGGATAAACGCTCCATATATTAAATCGCTGTCCGTATTCCGACGAAACATACGAACACCCCTTTTTCGTAGTACCATCTGGCAATCGCTTTGTTTTTTGAATCGTTTTATTTGCGTGCTTGTTTTTGCGATCTTTTATTGGGTTAAACGTAGCCAGATTGCCTTTTGCAAAAACGAACATATACTCAAAGACTGGTGCGTATCTGGTTTTCAACGCACCCACAGCGGAAAATCCACCCTTGTCCCATATCATAGTATCATGCAGATTAAACCCACACTCCATCGCATACAACGCTTGCTTGAAACTTGTTCCAGTCTCACTTCCCTTGATGGTAGCGTCACCCACTATCCATACGACTACACCACCATCCTTAGTGACTCGATACAATCCTTCAAGCACTTGCTTCCAGATGCCTTCGTTCCATTGCAATGTTCCCTCGTATGTTCTGAGGTTGTCGTATGGTGGTGATGTGACAGTAAGATCAACGCTGTTATCGTCGAGGGTTTGCATCTGCTCTAGGCAGTCTCCGTGTAGTAGGTTTATCATAAATTTAATAGTGCCTCACAGCTCCCCACGCGTGCCTTGGCAATCTCGTAGTAGTCCTCGACCTTCTCGATTCCAATGAAGTCGCGGTTGAGTTGCTTCGCCATCTTGCCTGTTGTGCCAGAGCCGAGGAATGGGTCGAAGACTGTGTCGCCTTCATTGCTCCATGAGATGATGTGGTCATTGGCTAGTTGTTCGGGGAACGGTGCTGGGTGTAGAGGCCTCATTTCAGTCTTTAATCGCCATACATTATAACGCATCCCAAACTCGGTATTGGTTTTACCTTTAGAGCGTTCTTTAAGACTACCATCTACCTGCCTTGTGGTGTTCTTGCCCCAACTGCCTACCTGACCCGCGCATACATTTTTACGATCTTTAATCGGATTAAATGCTTTTGGCTTTCCCTTACTAAGTATGAACATATACTCTGTAATTTGATGGTAGCGATTAGACGATGGATTAGAGAAGTTATGTTTCTGGTAGATCATCGTATCGTGTAGATTGAATCCACACTCCATCGCATACAATGCCTGTTTAAAACTGGTTCCAGTCTCACTTCCCTTGATGGTAGCGTCACCCACTACCCATACGACTACACCACCTTTCTTGGTCACTCGATACAGACCTTCTAGCACCCGTTTCCAGATGTCCTCGTTCCATTGCAGCGAACCCTCGTAGGTTCTCAAATTGTCGTATGGCGGTGAAGTGACAGTAAGATCAACGCTATTAGCGTCCATCTTTGCCATCTCTTCGACGCAGTCTCCGTGTAGTAAGTTAATCATGCACATAAGCATACACCACCTGTCAACCCCATGTCAAGTGCCTAATCGACTTGACAAGCATGAGACAATCCACATATTAAAGCTATGAAAAAAGGAATACTAGCAAAGAAAATCGAGTGGGCTAAACATCTACGCCCGTGTGGTAAGCGCGAGCAATGGAGCCGAGAACGAATGGCCGAGAAGTCCGAAATCGAGAAGGACTATGACGACCTAATAAACGGAGCAGAGGTTATATTTGACGACCAGACCTATGACGTGTACGAACAGGAGTCTCACCCCCCTTACCCTCACTTCTAATTATTCGACCACTAGACCCATGAAAACACTACTAGACGGAAAGACCGAATGGCGATACAACCCAGCGTGGAGCCTAGACGACATGCTAGAGTCCCCAATTTGGCGTGAT